ATAATAGTTCCCATATTATCAGTCATCCATCGAATCAAACTCTTTGTCATTCCTAACGCTCCATTAGCATCATTATTTGTTACAATAAAGTTTGTAAATGAATTTTTTAATTGCTCTATTGCAAATGATAAAGTAACTGTATTCTTTTCTGCTTTGGATTGTGCTGTATTGTTTTTTTGAATGAAATCCAAATACTTCTCAAATGTTTTAAATTCACGCAAGAAAGTCGAACCTGCCTCCATACCTGTTTTCTTAAAAAACATTCCCATAGCTTGTTTGTTTCCGCTTAACTTAGTAAGCTCTTTCATCTTTTCGATAAAAGTAGTCGCAGGATCAATCATTTTATCAATGTTAATTCCTACCATAGCAAGAGCAGCTAACTTGTTTTTATCCATACCTTTTCCAGTATTCAAGTCAACCATGATGTTTCTGAAATTACGACCTACTCCTTGCTTTCCTAAAGTTTTTGTTACCGCTTGGACCATTGCAATAGATTCCGTATAATCTGCTCCTGCCATACGTGCTGATGCAGCAAACTGACGTAAAATATCAATCGTTTCTGGAATAGTACTTGCTCCAATATCCTCCCCTGCTGATAATTTATTCACAATAGCATTAGCATCTCCGTAACCTTTACCAAACTGATTAAGTAAACTTGTCAAGTTATCAATAGAATCTTCAGCACTCATTCTCGATGCGTTTGCCATCAAAATTCCTTGACGTGCTATTTCCTTCAATGCAGTTGGATTTTTTAAGTACTCCGACATTTTAGAACCAATGTCCTCAAATCCCTTTGTAATATCAATAACGGAACGCCCTGTTTCTTTTCCTAAAGATTCAATATCTTTATTCATTGCCCCAACAACCGTTCCCGTAACAGCTCCTAAGCTATGAATCGCAGTTTCGTAATCCATTATGTCTTTTCCTGCATAGTAGAATAAACCACCAACGCCTCCTCCAATAGCAAGTTGTGAAATACTATTCATTGAACCCCACATATTGTTTAATCTGTGGTCTTTTGTAAAATCTTATCGGATCATCAACTCCAGGAGGATAAAATCCGTTTTCGTGCAACCAAACATTAAAACCTGCTAATTGTAATTGATATTCCAAATACTTGATGTGTTGCCTTGCAGAAACATTTCGACCTCTTGCCATTCTCTGCAAAATTGCATTTCTTCTTACTGATAAACTCAAAGCAGAATTAGTTCTCATTCCAAATCTGTATTCCCACAAGTTGCAATCATCTTCAGAAAAACTTTCATTATCAGGAAAGCAAGAATCTAATGTTTGTCTTGAATCATCAACCAATCTTACAAAGCTCACATTAATAGCTGAATGAAACTTTTGCATTATGCTGTCTTTTAGCATATACCAAGCTCGTCCTGTTGGATATAATTGTGTAGCCAAGTTTGCCATCAACGAACTTATAGATGACAAATTTGAATTTGGAAACTTAAATGGAGTTTTAAGTCCAAAAGGAGTTCCCAATCCAAATGTGGTGCTTTTTTCTGTTACTTGATACATCGTTACGGATTTATTGTTAAACTATTCAAGAAAGGAACATTACCCAATGTAAACTCAAAAGATACCTCTGCATTTCCATCAACTTCTAATGTCAAATTGTTAAAAAAATTTCCATTAGTCAAAGATTCTGTAACTACCGATTGAACTTTACCATAGTACAAAATATCATTCTTATTTCGCTGTAAATCTGCTCCAGAAATAAATGGTCTTACTTTGTATAACATATCAACCAAAGCATTATCAATAGCAGCTTGAACTGAAGGAGAAGCATCACTCAATCCTGTTATTGTAACATCAACAGGAACTAATACTATTGGAAGTATATTCAAAAATGCTTGTGCAGGTTTACGTCCTCTTTCGTAAATTGGTTTTGAGATGTCAGGATCATAATTTAAAACCTCCTCAACATCATCTAAAATAGTTGAACTTGGTGTTCCTAAATCATCTGTACTATCAACCAAAGTAGCTTCAACGTAAATATCAATGTTACTCGGTTCGCCATCTCTAACGTATGGATAAACCAATCGAACTCCTTGCGCATCTGTCGCCCATTGTCTGTAATCTGCTCTTGAACCTCCTTGTGGCTCTAATTGAATTGCATTCAAAATAGCTTGTCTGTAATTCTCAATAGTTTCTCCTGCTTTTGGTTGTTCTTCAATGCTTGTTATTGTAATGGTTTTGTCAACTCCGATAACAGGTTCAGTAATAGTCAAATTATTTCCAACTGCTAAATTAAAATCAACTCCTGCTCCAAGTGAGCGTATTTCGATTAATCCTGTTGTTCCTGGCATAGTATATTCTGAATCTAATACAAACATTTGACCAGGATTCAAAGTACCTTCATTTGATTTAAAAGTAAGATTTGCTCTCAATACTGAACCTGCAACTCCTGTTACCGAAGCCTTAAAAACTCCAATCGATGCAGGAAATAATGGTCTATTCAAATAAATCATTCCTTGTCTTTCAAGCGTTCCTCCAACATCAGCAGTTGTAGCTGTATCCGGAAATACATTATCTTGAATATCTCTCAAATACAAATAAGCCAAATGAAATTGACCTGATAAAACCAATGCCAAAGCGTTTAAAACTCGCTTCAAAGGACTATTTGGCAAACTTAATTTATTCTTAAAGTCTGATTCAATATTGGAATTTAATTGTGTAATAGTTGGTATTGGTTTCATCTTAAATTATTTTTTCTATTATTACTTCTTTTTTAGCATTATCGTAAACCATTTGTAAAACTTTATCTTGTTGTTGCGATAAAGCACCAAAATTTATCGTTATACGCAAGTTGTCGTGTTTTGGTATCTGAACATCAACTGAAAAGTTTATAATCGATTTAAGGTACTCTAAATCGATATTTACAGATTGAATGATTAAAAGCCTACCTGAACTATTTAAAGTCGTATTTTGTATTGTCCTTTCGGTTTCAGAATTGAATTGAACTGATTTTCGTATTTTCCAAACTAAAGAGTTGCCCCAATAATCTTTTCGCTCCTCGCTTAAAAAATAAGTATCTTTCGTACTCGCTTCAATGTTACCTCCAAATAAAGCCAAATAAATGTTTTGATACAGCGTTTCCCCCATCAACAAATCTCCGTTTACAATGGCAAAATCTCCGCTTGTTCCGTTCTCAAATAAATTTATATCTGTTGTTCCCATAATTAGTTTCCTTTACCTCTTGTGCCTTGATTTGAATTTACATTAACTTTTATTCCTTTTGGCAAATCTCCTTCTGTTTTAGCTTCAGTTCCTTTCTCTGTTGTTATAGATATTTTAATTTCTTTTTCAACAATTGGATTTACTCCAAATTTAGATATTTCTCCTGCTAAATTTTTTGGTCTTTCATTATAAGAAACAATTCTATCTTTATTGACTTGTGGAGTAGGAACTCTCAATGCCATTGATGGTTTTACAACATTTTGGTCATAGATACGTTTCTTTTCATAAGCATTTATCTTGACTTGTTTTTCATTTACCAAAGGACTTGCTAATGATGCTTCTGCTCTTTTAAGCTCATTTATTTTAGCAATAGCCTTATCCATTTTAGAAATAATACTATTGATAGTCACATCGTAATTACTTTCTACTTTTTTAAGATGTAAATTATTTTGTTCAGCAAATCTTTTTGTAGTTTCGTTTCCAACATACATTGAAACACCAATCAAAGCAATAGCACCAACAATTCCTCCAAGCATTGCAACCACAGAAGCTGAAGCACTACTAATTCCTAACAATGATGCTAAAAATGTATCTCCAGAAACGGCAGAAGCTAAAGATGCTATATTGTATAGTTTCATAGCTTTTGTCGCCATTAGTATCGCCCACTTAACTCCCAAAATTGATTTTGTAACCAATAAATTAATACCTACAATTGCTTTCCAAGTTATAAAAGCATAAAGTACTTTTTCTATTAAACTTATAATAGTTCCCATATTATCAGTCATCCATCGAATCAAACTCTTTGTCATTCCTAACGCTCCATTAGCATCATTATTTGTTACAATAAAGTTTGTAAATGAATTTTTTAATTGCTCTATTG